CCGGCTCAAGCGCGTGCATCCAGGCCTCGGCCTGATCGTCGTCGATCACATCGGGCTGCTGCGGGGCGAAGGCCGCACCGAGAACCGCACGCAGGAAGTCGGGACGATCAGCCGCGGGCTGAAACGGCTGGCGAAGGAACTCGCCCTGCCGGTCATCGCGCTCTGCCAGCTCAACCGCGGGCTGGAGAGCCGCGCCGACAAGCGTCCGGTCATGTCCGATCTGCGCGAGTCCGGCGACATCGAGCAGGACGCCGACACGGTGATCGCGGTGTACCGCGACGAGGTTTACCGCCCGGACAGCGCCGACGCCGGATGCGTGGAACTGATCCTGCGCAAGTGCCGCGGCGGCCCGCTGACGACGGTCGCGGCGCAGTGGGACGGCCGATACCAGCGCATCCGCCCGCTCGCCGGCGTGCTGCCGTCGCGGGAGGCGCCTGAGCCGGACAAGCCGATCAGCAGACGGTACAGGGGAGGGTTTCCGGGATGACTCCCTGCTGATCAGGCTTGAGAAAACCCAGACCAGATAGATGCGATAAATGGGATTTGGCGCGAGATTTTGGGAAATTTCGGCGGGGTGAAAAGAAAAAGGCTTGCAGTGGGAGCAAGCCTTTTTGCGGCTGAAATCGGGGGGATCAGGGGAACATGTCGTCGTGTCGCGAGGCGATCTCGGCGAGTCTGGCGCGCTCGACGATCACGCGGACCCAGCGCTCGCTGACGCCGTACTGCTGCGCCAGCGCGCGGTAGTTGTCGCCGACGAACTGGCTGGCGATCTGCTGGTCGCGCGCGCTCAGCGCGATCTGCTGGGGGATGTACGGCGCCGTGCCGCCCCAGGCGCGGCTGATCGATACGGCGACGCAGGATGCGATCTGCTCGGCTGTGGTCGGCGCGACGCCTGCGGCCTCGGCATGGCGTCGCACGTGTGCCATCAGGTCGGTCATCAGATCGGATGCGGCGCCGGCCATGATCAGTCCTCCTGCTTGCGCAATGCGGGAAAAGAAGGTCGAGAAAGTTCGCAATATTCAAATGCGTCGCCGGCGACGCATTTGGTCGGCGAGCCAGCAGCGGTCTACCAGCGCTCTGGCGGGCTCGATCCCGAGATTGTGCGGGCGGCGGTCGAGCAGTTGGCTGCGTGGCTGGAACGTGACAAAGCGTGTGCGCGAAGTCGCGCACAGATGCATCGCGGAACTGCCGGCGGAGCGTATCTGATGAACAGGGAGCGCTACCTGTTGGGTCGCGCGCTGACCCGCGCGATGGACCCGCGCCGCGGGCGGGGTGGCTCCGGAGTGCCGCAGGCGATGCGGCGGCACCCCGAGCTGGTGCGCGTCGCCGAGGCTGCAGGCCTCGATGCGTTCGCCCTCAGCCTCGAATACATCCACGTGATGGACAGAGCCGACTGGTGATGCCGCGCGCGATAATTCCGCCCTCTCCGTCGCGATAATCAGCGCGACCGACAATTTCCCCCACCGCAACTAAATTGCGGTAGCGGAAATCCCTCACCAGCAGATCTCGCCGACTTCTTCCGCCGATCCCGCCGCCGCCAACGCCGCCCGCCGCTCGGCCAGCCGACCACGGCACGCATCGACGTGCGCCGCTACCGCCCTGCCCACGGCCTGCAGCTGCGGCGCCGTATGCGGCCGGCGTGCCCACGTGCCGGTCGCATCCCGGCACGTCAGGTGCTGCACCCAGTCGTCGGGCAGGCCGGGCAGCAGCGTCAGCGTGACCGCACCGGAAAGGTTGACCTGGTCGGTCTGCCCGGTCGGATAGTGAATCGTCTGGCCGAGCACATCGAGCGTCACGCCAGCCGTGATCGCCGCCGCGCAGGCCGCCGCCAGGTCTGTCTCGCGCGTCGCGCGCACGACTTCGAGCGGCGGAGCCGGCTCGGGATCGATCACGCCGCCGGCGGCCTGCCATGCGAGCAGCGCGAGATAGTCGGCATTGCCCAGATCGAGAGGGATGAGAGCGCCGTCTTCGGTTCGCCGAATCCCGTGTGCAGTGGACTGGTACATGATCACAACTCCGCGCTGAACGTGATTCCGCTGCCGATCACGGCGTTGCGGTTGACCGCGTAGACGCCGAACCCGTCAACGACCTGGGCGTCGATACCGTCCCACACGTTGCCCGCGCCGCCGGAAATCGTCGGGGCGGCGCGCAGCGTCACCGGGAACCCGACGCGCACGTACACCGTCGCGCCCGCCGTCTGCAGACTCCCGACCGCGCGCGCGGCCAGCACGTAGCAGTAGCGCTGGCACAGCGCCAGTTCGGCGCCGAGCATCCTGCGCTCGTACGTCGTCGCCGCCGGGCCGCGCTCCAGTTGCATGCGTCTGAACGTGCGCGTGCCGCTCGTCGGGGCGATCTGCAGAGTGACGTTGCCGGTCGAGCCAGCCGGCACGGTCAGCGTCACGCCGCGCCGGCCGCTGCCGGCGGTGATCGTTCCGGACACTCCGTCGACGATGGCCGTCAGGTTGCCGCTCGGGTCTTCGACGCTGACCGTCACTTGCTGCCCGGCGAGGTCCGGTGCTTCGAGCACCTGCACCAGCGGCCCGGTCAGCGTCACGACGCCGCTGGCGACGCTGACCGTGCAGCCGCCCGTGCCCGCCTTCCAGCGGTCGAAGCCGTAGACGCCGGCCGCGAGCGCGCCGCCGGCGAAGGCGCGCTGATTGATCGACAGCGCGCCGTTGAGCAGCAGATTTTTCGTGCCGGTGGCGCCGACCGAGTCGGTGCCGAGCGCGGCCGTCAAGTAGGCGATCAGGCCGGTGATCGCGGTCTTGAGCGCGCCCTGTGTTGCAGCTGCGGTGAAATCTGTAGCGGGTGGCAACAATGCCATGGTCAGTACCCCGTGATGTGGAAGTCGGCAACCGCCGCGACCGCAGTGCCGGACGAATCGAACGCCTGCACCAGCGGCCCGGCCCCGGCGTCGCGATCGAGCACCCGCACGGTCGCCGCCGTGCCGGTGCCGTAGAGCGTGCCGACGACGGCACGCAGCACCCGCCAGGCTAGCGCCGGCAGCGGCACACGGCTGCCGCCGGCGGCGAGCGCGACCCCGGCGACCACGGCGGTGCGGTCGGGCGTATCGACGCTGAGCACCAGCGCCGACAGCGCGCCCTGCGTCGTGCCGGCGCCGCAGCGCACGCGCAGTTCCAGCGCCTCGGCGCGCGCCTGCACCTCGCCAGGCCACGGTTGCCAGTCGCCGTAGCCCCAGACCGGCGCGGCGTCATCGGTCCAGGCCGCCTCCGTATCCCGCGTCCAGTACGGCCCGGGCGAGTCCCAGCGGTATTCGATTGTCCACGTTTCGCCGTCGACCACCGCGGCCAGCGTCACCCGCTCGCCAAGCACGTCGACAGGCAGCCGCAGTGCCGCCGCCGTGTACGTCAGCGCGGCGTAGGCGGCGGCGGGCCAGGCCGGATCCGAGTCGTACGTCCAGGCCGGCAGGCTATCGCCCGTCCAGTACGCCACGGTCGAATCCGCGGACACGACCCCGCCGCTGACGCTGGCGCCGACGATCGAGCCGGGCCACGCAGCAGCGCCGAAGTTGAACGCGAACAGCACGTTCGCCAGCACCGCCGCCGGCAGGTCCAGCGCCAGCACGGCCGGGATGCGCGAGACGTTGCCAGAACTGTCCACGCCGCAGACCAGCACCGTCGCCGGCCCGGTCGGTCGGCGCAGCGGGCGCCAGGGCGTGTCGCCGACAACACCGTCGTGCATCGGAATCGCGTCGGCCCAGGTGGCGCGTCTGCCTTGCTGCCAGCGCACCAGGTAGCCGGCGAGGTCAGCATCGGCCAGCCGCGACCATGCGAATGCTGCGCCGTCCCAAGCCAGCCCCTGCACGTCTGCGGGTGGCGTCAACTTCTCGGCGGCGCTCGCGCTCGACAGCGTCCACGCCGAGCGGATGCCGGTCGCCGACACTGCGCGCACACGGGCATCGACCGCCGCACCGGGCGGTGCGTACCCGAGGGCATCGAGGCGATCCGCCGACAGCGCCGCCAGTGCCTGCCACGGCCCGCCGGCGATGCGCAGCTCCACGTCGTACGCGGCCAGGTACGGGTCCGGAGACGCCAGCCAGCGCACGCCTACCGGCGCCCGCAACGTGCCGTCCGCCGCCACTTCCACCGCCAGCGCATCGAGCAGCACGGCCGCCGGCGCACTGACCACAGCGTCACCGGGCAGGCCTGCCGGCGCCGCTGCCGCATCAGCAGGCACCGCATCGCTGTAGACGGTTGCGTCGTACTGGCGCGCGCTGATCGCCCATCGCCCAGGCGCGGACAGCCGCACGTCGGTGAGCCGCAGCGCCTGCGCGCTGAGGCCGGCTGGGTGCGTCAGCGTCACCACGTCGCCGCGCTGGTCTGCCAGCGCGGCGTCGAACGTCTCGAACTCGACTTCGAGCGGCAGCTGTGCCGCCGACAGCCGCTCGATCGCGGCGCGGTGCGCCTGCGAATAGCTGGTGATACCCGGCAGGCTGACGCGGTCTTCACGCCGCGGCGTGGTCCCGAGATCGACGCCGGCGAGCTGCGCCACGGCCTCGCGCGTGCGCCACGGCGTCGTGGCCGTGTCGGTCCACTCGACGCGCACCACCGTCGGCGTCTCGCGCTGGGCGCGCTGGCGCAGGCGCAGCGAACCCTCGACCACGTCGGCGGCGGTCAGCGCCCGGGTCGGCGATGCCGGGCGATCCGGCACCAGGCGCACGGCACTGCCTTCGCGCGCCAGGGCGCAGCCGGCGTAGCCGGCGAGCACGTCAGCCCACTGCGCCGCCGGCAGCTCGGCTTCGAGCGCCAGGTCCAGCACGCGGCGAGGCAGGCCGTCGGCGAGCAGCGTGTCGCAGACGGCGGCCGCGGCGCCCAGATCGTCGGCCGCCACGGTCAGCCCTTGGCCGTAGGCGACAGAGGTGAGGAAATCGGCGGCGATCAGCGCCGGATTGCGCGCCCAGCGGCTGCCCGCCGTGGCCGGCGCAGCGAGTGTGCCGACGAAACCGCGCGCGGCGCCGGCCACCCGCACCGCCGGCCGCCAGATCGCCCAGGCCGGTGAGCCAGCCACGCCCTCGTACACCTCGAATACCGTCGTGCCAGCCGCGACCGTCGCCGTCACGGTGGCGCGGAACAACTGCCAGTTCGCGGTGAGCGCTGCGACACCCGCATAGCCGGTCGGGCCGACACCGAACGCCAGTCCGAACGGCGCGCCGAGCGAGCGCGCCCAGAACTCGATTTCGTACGGTCCGGTCGCCAGCGCGACTGGCGAGGCGATCGCCAGCCCCGAGTAGTACTGACCGGGCGCCGCCGGTTTGTCGGCGGCGGCCACCGCGAACGCGCCGGTGCCGCCGTCTGGGTCGGCGGCGCCAGCGGTCACGGTCGGCAGCAGCCAGTAGCCGCTCCACGCCGGGGCCGTCAGGTCGAGCGACCACGGCAGCAGATTGCTGCGCGGATCCCACACCGTTTTTCCGCGCAGCACGGCTGCGACCCGCGGCCAGCCGCTGCCGAGTCGGGCTGGAATGCGCAGCACGCTGTACGCGACGCCGATGGTCGCCCCGTCCACGGTCGCGACCAGCGTATCGGCATAGCCCGGGATCGCTGCCGCAAGCGTCGGGTCCACGCCTTGCGTCGGTGTGCCGAGGTAGTGCGTGGCCACGACGCTGGCGTGCGGTGCAGCGTCGTCGATCTCGATGGATTCGACCGCGTCGATCGGCCCGATGCCCCACAGGCAGCCGAGCACCAGCGCGCCGTCGAGCACGCCCACGGCAAAGACGCGGGCGCCCAACCGCACGCGGCCATACAGGATCGGGATCGGCGCGCCTTCGGCGGCGATTGTCGCTTGCGCGCTGGCAGCGTCGCGGGCAGCGGCCCCGAGCACGGCAGACGGCAGCAGAATGGTCACGGTCAGCGGCCGGTCAGCGTCACGATGACGCGGTAGTACGGCCCGGCGAGCGGCTGCACCTGCGGCGCGGCCGCGTAGAGCATCGCGTTGTAGGTCACCCCGTTTCCCGGCCAGGTGAACGCAAACGTGACCGCCCGATGCGCGGCGTAGTGCGCAAGGATCTGGTCGCGCTGGGCAGCCGTCACCAGATCATGGACCAGCTCGAATCCTGCCGTGTCAGCGGCATAGAATCGCCGTGCCCGCACGCTGCCGTCGTCGGCCCGGTCGATCTGCAGGCCCGCGTCGACGCTGGCTTTGCTCTCATAGCTGCAGGCGATCGATGGATAGGCGCTCACGTGCCGCTCTCCAGCGCGTAGCGCTCCCCGTTCCACGCCAGCACCGTCCCGGCCGGCGGCAGGTAATTGCAGACCGGCGGCGCACAGCGCAGGCGCGGAGCGGTCAACCGCCGGCGTGCGGCCGTGATCAGACCCAGCGTCACGCGCAGGCCGTGCTCGGCGCCGTCGGTCACGCCGTCGAACAGCAGCACGGCATCGCCGGGCGCGTACGGGCCGTCGCCGTAGAGCGCCCATATGCGGCACGGGAGATCGGTCGCGCCTTGCGCCAGCAGCAGCGCGCCCAGCACGCCGTCGGCATTCGGCGCGCTCAGCCGCCCCTCGACCGCAGCGCCCGGCAGCTCGCTCAGATCCTCGACCCGGGCGCCGGATTCGCTCCAGGCATACCCGTTCCACGTCACCGCGCCGCCGGTGGACCAGCGCTGCACCGGCGACAGGCTCAGCTCGATCAGCAGCAGTGGCCGGGTGATCGGCCCGGACAGCGCCGCGGCCGTGGTGCCGGAAAGCGCGCGCATCAGCCGTACCCCGGCAGCGCGCGAGTGATGCGCTCGGCCGCCCGGGTTTGGGCATCCGCCGCCGCGGCCAGCGCATCGAGCGCGCGCTGCAGCACGGCTTCGACGCCCGCCTGTATCTGCTTGCCCATGTCCGCCGTCTGCACGTCGGTGGCGCGGATGCGCGCGGCAGCCAGCTGCTCGATGCGATCGAGGTAGTCGACGTACTGCGCCGAGTAGTCGCCGGCCTGATCGCCCAGCAGGCCGTACGCCTGCGACTGCAGGGACAGGATGCGCTCGGCGATGGCATTGATGTTGTCGGCGCCCGCAGCGCGTTCGAGCTGCGCGGCGAGGCCGTCGGCCTGCGACTTGAAGTAGTCATACCGCCCCTGAGCGTCGAGCCCGCCCAGCAGCGCCTGCTCGCGCGCGGCCGTGAAGTCCACGTGCAGTGCATCCGCGGCGGTCTGCTTGAGGTCGCTGGCTGCTTTCGCCCATGCCGTGGTCACGGCGTCGAGCTGGTAGCCGTACTTGCGGGCATTGTCCGCCAGCCGGCCCCACTGCGCGTCCAGCGCCTTCGCCGCGCTCGCGTACTGCCCGAGCGCGTCAGCCGCCGCCGGGTGCGTTGCGCTGAACAGCTCGCCCAGCTCGGCGACCACCTGACCGATGCTGTCCGCGGTCACGGACTGCCGGCCGAAAGCCGCCGCCAGATCGCTGTCGATCGCGCCGAAGATCGCGCCGTAGCGGGCGCGGAAGATCGCCAGCACCTGCGCCGACGGGTCTTTGCTGGCGAGCTGCCGGGCGCTGGCCAGCGCCTGGCCGTCGATCGCCGAGCGCGCGATCGCGACGTACTGGGTGCCGAGCTGAGCCGCCAGCGCCGCGTCGGCCTGGCTGAACGCCTGCACGATGCCCTTGCCGAACTCGGCCTGCATCTCGCCCGGCAGGTCCTCCCAGCCGGACACGGCGACCGAGCCGAACGCGGTCTGCGCCTCGGCCAGCGGGCTGTACTTCGCGTCACGGCCGCGGCGCGCGCCGGACGTGACGCGAAACCACGAGCTGTCCGGCGACGAGTCGCCGAACGCCCGCGCGATCACGCCGCCGAGCGCGCCGCCGATCAGCGTGCCGATCACCGGCACCGCGCTGCCGAGCGCCGCGCCGAGCGCCGTGCCGCTGGCGAGGCCGCTGGCGCCGATCATGCCGGCCACGCCACCGAGCCCGCCGGCGAGGCTGCCGTAGGGACTGCCCGGCGCGATCCAGTGCCCGAGCAGCCCACCGCCGAGGCCGGCGGCGCCGTAGGCGAGGTTGCCGAAGCCGGCGGCGGCGTTGCCGAGCGCGCTGCCGCCGCCCGCCGCGCCGTAGCCGAACGACGAAGCGCCGGCGAACGACAGCCCCGCCCCGGTCGAAGTCGCGCCGACGCCGTAGGCGCCGATCTGCCCGGCGCCGAGCAGCCCGCCGAGCGCGCTGCCGACGCCGTTGCCGCCGAACAGATTCGAGAGGCTCGACAGGTTGCCGAGCCCGAACCCGCCGCCGCTGCCGGCCGTCGCCGCCGTCCCGCCGCCGAGCCCGAGCTGCGTCAACGTGCCGCCGATCGCGCTCCCGCTCATACCGAGTGTGCCGCCGAGCGCGGTGATCACCGGCACCAGTACCGGCCGGGCCAGCGCCTGCGCGGCGAGCTGGCCGAGGAGTTTGCGCAGGTAGTCGGTCACCTGTTTGCCGAAATCCCGCATCGACTTGACGTTGCCAGTGAACAGGTCCTCCCACAGCGAAGACCAGCTGTCGTAGATCTGTTCTGCGACGCGCTCGTAGAGTTTCGCAATCGGATCGATCTGCGCCTGCAGCCGTTCGTGCTCGGCGACCAGCCCGCGAATCGCCTCGCGCTGCGCGTCAGTGACTTCGAGCCCGGCGCGACGCGCCGCGGTCTCGGCTTCGAGCACGGCGCGGGCCTGCTCGCGCTCGGTGCCGTTCAGCCCAAGCAACTGATTTTCCTGCTCTAACTTGCGCACGTAGGTGCCGACTATGTCGACCTTGTCCCGGTAGTCGAGCGCCGCCTCGCGCACCAGGACGTCGTGCCGCTGCTGGTTGATCAGCCCCTTCGCGAGCGCGGCGTCGAGCGTGCCGACCTGCTCGGTGTAGCGCTGCACCGCGCCGGCGATCGGGTCGATCGCGGCGACGGTGCGCTCCAGCTCGTCGCCGAACTTCTTTTGCTCGCCGGCAGCTTTCTTGGCGCCGTCGGCGGCCTGCTTGCCGGCGCTGGCGGCGGCTGCGCCAGTGGCAGCTACGGCCGCAGCGCGGAACCGCTCGCGGTCGCTCGCGTCGCGCAGCGCCCGGCTGCGCCGCCGGTCGCCTTCGGCCAGTGCGGCCTGCTCGGCGGCAGTGGTGCGTGCCGCGTCGCGCTCGCGCAGGAAGCCGGCGACAGCGGCATCGGCAGCGGCCTGGCGCGCCTGGCGCTCGGCGGCGATCTGAGCCCGGCGAGCGGCGAACTCCTGCGTGCGGTCAGTCGTGCGGTCGCCGACCCCGCCCTCGAATCCGAACGACGCGCCCTCGACGCCGAGTGCGCCCGCCAGTGCTCTGGCTGCGCTTTCCGCCACGCGCGACAGGGCGCGGCGCATACGATCGGTGCTCTCGATGACGACGTTGGTCGTGGCCGACCAGGCGATCGAGACGCCGAGCTTGACGTTCTCCCATACGGCGTTGGCGTCAGCCCCGAACTTGTCGAGTTCGCCGAGCATGATGCCGATTGCCGCCCGCGCGTTGATCGGCAGGTCTGCAATGGCCGAAAGCACCGTTTGCCCAGCAAACGCCTCGGCTATTGATTCACCCAGTTTGCCCGCACCGGTTTCAAGATCGGCCAACACCTGGCGGGCCGGCGCGAGTCCCTCGACCAACATCGCGCCGGTACGGCTGATGTCGTCGGCTAGCGCCGCTGCCGACACACGCGCGTGTTCCAGTTCATCGGCGAACAGCGCGCCGGCACCGATTTTCTGGCGCAGTTCCTCAATCGCATCAGCGCCGAGGTTGACGGCACTGGCCAGCGCCGCGGCAGCGCCGGTGTCGCCGAGCGTCACCCAGAACTGGCGGGCACTGCGTTCGACTCGCACAAACGCACCATCGAGCGTTTTCGCCTGCTCGGCCAGCGCGCTGCCGAACTGGTGAGAGCCGATCGACACCAGATACTGCTCGATCGCCGCCGCGTTGTTGGCGACCGCGGTGGTCACGCCTTGGAAGGTGAATTTGACCTGATCGCCGGCCGCCGACGACTTGACGCCAAATTCCTTTAGGCGTTCGAACTCGCCAGCGAACGCATCGGCGACCGCCTCGACGAAGTCCTGTGTGCTCTTGCCCATCGCCGCAGCGGTGTTGCTGTAGCTGCGGATTGTCTCGACTCCGGCCGACAGCCCGAGCGCTTTCAGTTTCTGGAACGCCGCCGCTGCCGCCTCGACGCCGATTGAGGCGCCGAACTCGGCTTGCAGCGTGCGCCAGACGGCAGCCGTCGTTTGCGCGTCGCCAGTCAGCACATTCAACGAGGCGCGTAGTCTGCTGGCCTCGCGGTTGGCTTCAACGAAAGCCTGCGATGACTCGACAACACCGGCGACGACGGCTGCCACGCCAGCGCCGGCAGCAGCCATCGCCCGCAGACCGCCAGCGGCGCCCAGCCCCTCTTTGCCGACGCTCTGCGCACTATCTCCGAGACGCCGCAGATCGCGCTCGGTCGCGCCGATCTCGGCGCGCGCGCCGGCGCTGTCGCCGGTCAGCTGTATCCGCAGGGTCTGGCGGGCGTCAGCCACGGCGGCATCCCGTCATGCGGCAAATGTGCCGACGTCGGCACATTTCAGCTGCGCCCCCACACGCGCAGCGCCTCGATCTCCAGCGTCTGCACGCGCGCGAGCACGTCGGGCCGCTCGCGCGGCGGCACGCGCCGCATGCGCAGCACGGCTTCCACTGCTGGGTAGTCCAGGCCGAGCCGGATCGCGCCGGCCATGCCGGCCAGCCAGCGCCACTGCGTGGCGCAGGCGCAGAACACCTGCACGGCGGTCCAGTTGGCGGGCCAGACTTCGAGCACGTCGAGATCCTCGGGAGTGGGTGGTGGGGCAGCGCCCCAGGCGGCGAGGTCCTCGGCATCGAGCGCGGCCGGGCGTTCTTCGCCGCCGCCGGCCCAGTGCCGGGCGGCGGCGATCAGTTTCCCCGCTCGCCCTCAATGAGCGAGTTCAGCCAGGCCCGGGCGATGGCGGCGCGCGCGCCTGGCACGGCCAGTACCGCATCGAGCGCCGTGTCGCTGTACGGCACCGGCTGGCCGTCGGGGGTGCAGACGTCGCCCCAGCCGATCAGCGCCTCGCGCACCAGCGTCTCGTCGCTCAGCAACATCTCGTCATCAGCGCTCGGCGCTGCCTGCTGACCCTGCTCGCGCAGCCGCCGCCAGATCTCGTCGATCCGCGCCTGCGCCACGAACCGAAACCGCGCCGTGAACTGCACGGTCACGCGCGCGCCGGCCACAGCCGGGTCCGGGGCGCGGAATTCGACCGGCCACGGATAGCCGGTTTCGGGGGAGACGAGAATGAGCATGCGAACCTCAGAGAAACGTCAGGGTGAATTCGTCGTTGCCCGCGGAGGGCAGGATCTGCGTGGACATCTGCAGCATCACGACGCCGTCCTCCTCGCTGTAGCGCGGCTCGGTCAACTGCACCTTCGGCGCCGCGAGTTGCACGCGATTGGTCGCCGGGCCGTGGGTCAGCGCCAGCGCGCCATTCGTGGCGTTGCGGATCACGCTCAGCCAGTTCTTGGCCGCGACCGTATTCGCCTGGATCGTCAGCGATCCCGCCGGCTGGCGGTCGGTGATCAGCACCTCGTCGGTGCCGTTGATGAGGCTGTGCGTGGTGAGCGCGTTGGCCAGATCGAGCGTCAGCGCCGACAGCGGCGCGGCCGTGTAGCCGTGCACGGAGAACCCCGTAGTGTTCGCGGAGTTGCAGACGACCGGAGTTTTGAAATCGGTGAACACCGGCGTGCCCGGCGTTACGTCGGTCGCCGGACTCCACAGCCCGACCACGTTGAATTTCAGGACCGGGATTTTGTTTTTCGCGAGTTCGATCGAAACCGAACCGCGCGCGCCGAGCAGCTTGTGATGCAGCCCATCGTAATTGCAGTAGATCGAGGCCGATTCGAACGAATCGGAAATGGGGGCATAGGCGACCGAGGTGCTCGCCACGATCGTTTCGGCCAGGCCGCAGCAGCGCAGCAGTGCGGAGAGTGCCGGCGTGGCGACGCCGAGCCCTTTCATGCCGGCGAGTTCCACCTCGAACGTCGCCTTGTACCAGGCGGTGGTCGGCAGTTGATCGCTGCGCCCGAGATACGGGCGCACCAGGTCGCGGCCTTCGTACTGCGCATCCAACGGGGTGAGGTCGGGGTTGCGCACCAGCAGTGCGTCGGTGCCGACCACGGGCACCGAGTCGGTGCCGTACGTGGTTTCGTGCTTGCACAGCACGATGCGTTTGCGGTTCAGCTTGGCCACGGATCAGCCCTCGTCGTTCGTCAAATGCGTCAGCGCTGACGCATTTGCATCAGCTGCATCAGGGAGCCCTTGGCCGTCGATCTGCACGCCAGGCTCGGCATCGTCGGGGCGCGTGCCGAGCACGCCCGGGATCGGTGCGGCGGTCGGCGCCTCGATCCGCACGCGCACGCCGGTCAGCGGGTCAAGCAGAAAGCTGCCGCCCTGACCGGCGTATTCGTCGGTCGGGGCAGCAGCGAGCGGGGGAGATGTGGGGCGGGCCATCGGGACTGCCTCGCGGTTGGGGTCCGCGAGGCAGTTTCAGGGCGCACGGGGCGCCGGGCGACTGAAGGAGTTCACTCCTCCGGGGGCGGCGGCGGGTCCATCAGCCCGCGATTCACGGCGACCTCATTGGCCGTGTGCTGCAGGATTTCGCCGCAGCCGACGCTGTACTGCGTGCCGGCCACTTCGATCACCAGGTGATCGGGATTGCTCTGATCCTGACCGATGACGGTGTACGGGTAAAACGGGTTGTACTCGGGCACGGCAACGCTCCTCAGTAAGGCAGTCGGAAGGATTTCGCGCAGACTGCGACGTTCGGCGAAGTGCCGGTCGCCTGCGCAGTCCAGTTCTTGTTGGCGGCTGATTGCGCCCAGCCGTCTGACATCGGCAGCAGCACAGTCTGCCCGGCCGGAACACTGACCGTAATCCGGATCGTGCCGCTGGTCGTATCGCGCAGATCGATCTGCACTGAATTCGCGGCAGACAGATTCGCGATCACCAGCGTATGCAACACATGCCGCACACTGGCGACGGCCGCGATCAACGTCGTTTCTGTCGCGCCGGTCAGCACCTGCCTGTTCTGGTCCTGCAGTTGCGGGATATTCCCCGGCTGCACGATCACCCGGCCTGCGAGATCGCCAAATATGTGGCTGGCATTGTTGGCAGACAGCGCAGTCGGATTCGCACTACGCGCCTGCACTCCACCCAGCACGGGGTTGACGACCGTGCTGCCCCCTCCGGACGCGACCAACCCCTGCGCCGCAACCGGCACGCCTTGCGAAGCGGGACTGGCCCCGCGCCCGCCCGTCACTTCTGCCGACACCTCGGCGTAATCAACAGCGAGCACGTGATACAGCACGACGTTCGTGCCGGCGCCGGCATACGTCGCATCGGTGCCAATCCTGAGACGCACGACGTACTCGCGCGTCGGATCCGGCAAATTGGTTTGCAGCGACACACCGCCGACCGCACGACCGGAATTCATCAGCCCGGTCATGACAGTGACCTCCTCGTTGTCGACGACGATTTCTGCCAGCACGCCGGCAGCGTTTTCCAGGCTGGAGAGACTGGCGAGGTTCGCCGTTACAACCTCGCCGTCCGACACCGTCGTGTACGTCCAACTGGTCGCCGTCGCAGTGCTGATCTGATTACCGAAGACGATGCGGTTGTTCTCGTCCAGCGAACCATCGCCGTTAATGGCAACGACCTCGAACCACACGTATTGCCCGATCACACGCGCAGCGGCCGTCTTCAGCCCGAGCATCGCACGCACCGGCGCCGTCAGCCGGCACTTACCGATCAGCACGGTCTCGCCGACGTAGCCGGCAGCGCCATTCGGCGTGACGGTGACCAGCGATGTGCCGACGCTCAACGTCATGCCCGGATCGACCGTCACCGCCCATTTATCCGGGTCGATGGCCGATCCCGGAAAATCGTCCCGCCAGAGCTGGCGCATTCCCCCGACAGCCAGATTGCCGTGCGTATCCGCGCGCAGCTCCACCGCCTGCATCACACCGCGCACGCGCTCATATACCGCCTGCAGGATCCCCACGGGGCTTCTCCTTATATGTATGTGATCGTGATCAGCCGCAGCCGGCACGCATGCGCCAACACGCCCGCGAACAGCACCGGCCCGGAGTCCTCGACCTGGATGCCGGCGCCGGCCTCGCTGACCGTGGTCGCGACCGCGCCGCCGAGCGTCTCGTCGGCGCGGAAGGCGTCGCGGATGTCCTCGATCTCGCCGTCGAACAGCAGCTCGGTACCGGCCGCGTCCTGCAGGCCCATGTAGCCGCGGATCTCCCACTCGATCTGCTCGACGTAGCGGCCGAGCGCCGGGCTGGTCTCGACGGTGCGCACGCGGCGCACGTACCAGCCGCCGAGCACGCCGTCGGCGGTGTACAGCGCCAGCAGGCCCGAGTGCGTCGCGGCGTAGCGCTCGTAGCGGTGGACCGGGCCGATGTTCAGCCCTTCGAGCGTCGCGACGATCGCGGCGCGGACGGTCTCCAGGCTCATGCGTCGCCGCCCCCGGCGTCGCCGGCGAGCTGCGCGACGATGCGCCGGTGCGCGCGCATGTACATCGCCTCGATCTGCGGGCGGCACTGCACGAACGCCCGGTGGAACATGCCGATCGCCGGCGTACCGCGCGCGGCGATCTTGCGCTGGAGGCTGAGCGCCGCCGCATCGACTTCCGCCTCGGTGCGCAGATCCCAGGTCTGCCGCACCCAGTCGCGCAGCGGCTCGATCGGCGCCCAGTGCGGGCGCGTGCCGAGTTCGACCGGTACCGCGTGCGGTACGGGATTCGAAACGACGCCGATCACCTGGTCGGCCAGGCGCAGCGGCTGCTCGGCGATCGTGCCCTGGCGGAGCAGGCCGGTGACGCCGGTCGGGGTGCGCTCGGCGATCTCGCGCACCAGCAGCAGCTGCGCGCGGCGCGTGGCGCCGGCGAGCTGATCGGCGACCAGTTCGGGTGCGCGCGCCCACAGCGCCACGAGGTCCGGCAGCCCGGCGATCTGCACCGACACCAGCCCGTCGGCCACGATCAGCGCCCCCGCCGGTGCAGCAGCGGCGTACCGCCGGACTCGCCGGCGGTATCCCACTCGACCACCACGCCGGCGGCCGGCGGCGTGCCGCCGGTGCTGCCGCTCGGGCCGCCGTCGACGGCGACGCCGACCGCGGTGTAGTAGCGCGCCTCGTAGTCCGCCGCCAGGCGGCGCCACTCGCCGGCGGCCGAGCGCCAGTCCACGGTGTCGGCGGCGATCGTGCTGTCGGTGCTGCCGGCGGAGAGGCTCGCCAGCGTGCGGCAGCAGATCGCGGCCGCGTAGTGCGCGACAGCCTCCTGGTACTGCACGGGGATTTCGTCGGCCGTCGAGGACAGCAGGTAGTGCGTGCTGTACCAGAGCGTGACGACGGTCGCCTCGGGCAGCGCCGCGGCGAGCAGCAGGCCCTCGCCGGTCCCGTCGCTGGTCCACGCCACGCCGTCGGCCGGCAGGTCGGCGGCGGCGCCGAGCACGCGGGCGCGCTGCACGCGCGAGACGCCGACGATCCAGCGCGCCGGCGTGCTGAGCCAGTACCCGCCGGGCTGCACCGTCACCGTCGTGCGCAGCACCTGCGGCACGTGGCCGCTCAGCCGGCGCCCGGCGATCAGCAGGGCCGCTTCCAGGTCGAGCTGGCTCAGGCGCCCGGCGTGGCGCACCAGCAGTTCGACTTCGGCGCGGCGGTCAGCGAGCGACATTACGGCACCACCGCTTTGTACAGGCCGCGGTAGTTGAGGATCACGGCGCCGTAGATGTGGCGGATTTTGTAGGTGATCCGGTCGCTGTTGAACAGGCTGCCGACCGTCGGCAGGTCCTGCGTGAACAGCTCGGGCTCCTCGTTGCCGCCGAGGAACCCCACTTCGATCGACGGCACGTCGTGCGGATCGGCGGCGGCCACCCAGTCTTTTGCATCCGTCCAGTACCAGACGCTGCGCACCTGCGGGGCGGTGCGCTGGCGGAACTGCTGCTCCCGTTCGGTCTGCACGACGAACAGGTTGTTCGCGGTCTCTTCCAGGTCGGAGGGGACGAACAGGAACGCCGGGGCGATACCGAGCCGGTCGCTCGACCCGGCCTCGGTCTGATGAAGCATCGCCAGGCGTGCCGCCGACCAGCTCGCCGCGGTGAGCGCCGTGCTGCCGAGGTTGCCGTGCGTCGCGTGGAACAGCGCGACCGTGTCGTAGATCGTGGGGTTCGTGCGCAGCAAGTCCATTACGAATTTGCTGAGCGTCCGTTTCGCCGCGCCGCTCATGCGGATCGGGATCTGGCGGATCGCGCCCACGTCGTCGTTGGTGATCGCCTCCAGGGTGACCGTCTCCAGCCCGCCGTGTTTCGCCGCGGCGTAGCTGGACTTTTCGTCGGCGGGCGAGGTCAGCGCCGCGTAGTCCGCGGCCTGCGCCACGGTCGGCAGATCGCCGTAGCCGCCGAACCGCACGCGCTCGTTCGTGCGGAAGTCGGCGAGCGGCACGGGCGTGCCGGCGAGGTCGCGCCACACGTCGTACTGCGACGGCCGGTTGTAGTCGGCGATCAGCCGGCGCTGCAGCGCAGCGCCGAGCACGCTCGCGAACGCCGTGGTGTCGATCGCCTCGCGCAGCGCCTGCGGTCCGGCGGCCTCGCGCAGGCGGCGCGGGTCGCAGGCATCGACGCGGCCGGTGCAGCGGCGGTCGCCGGTGATTTCGCCGTAGAGTTCGCGGATCGAGCGCGGCGCGCCGGGCGTCGCCGCGAAAAACCCGTCGAGGGACTCGCGGATCTGCTCGTGCCGGCTGACGCTCTCGGTCGCCGCGCCGCTCGCCCAGCCGAGGTCGGGCAGGCCGCTCGGGGCGATCTGCTGCAGGTAGTCGGCCTCGCGCTGGATCGCCTCGCGGATCGGCGCCTCTTCGAGCGCGGCGACGCTGCGCTCGCCGAGCCCGGCGATCAGCCGGTCCCGACTCGGTCGCGGCAGCGCCGAGCCCTCGATCAGCGCGCGGGCCTCGCTGCGCAGCAGGCGCAGCAGCAGCGGGTCGGCGGCGGCGGCGGTCTCGGCCGCAACGACTTCCAGGCGCAGCACCTCGGCGTAGGCTTCGGTGAGGCGTGCATCGTCCTCGACATCGAGGCCGACCAGCAGCGCCGGGGCCACCATCTTGATCTTCGCGACCATCTGTTCGCGCAGGGCCATATCGGTCTGCTCCTGGGTGGATTCGATGAGGTTGAGTATGCGGCCGCCGGCGGCGGCCTCGACGATCAGGTCCAGCGAGCGGATCTTGGCGATGCGCTCGACGCGACCGTCCCGGCCGACCTTGCCGGTGGCGTCGATCGAGAACTGGAACAGGTCGAGCGCATCGAGGTCGGCCGCCTCGCGCATGCGCTCGGCGAGGCCGGCATCGACGATCACCAGCTCGGCGTTGATGCCGCCGGGATCGCGCCCGGCGGCATCAACGAATCGCGGCGCCCGCAGCTTGCCGATCAGGTTGCGCGCGTCCTTGCCGCCGCCGGCGAGGTGCTCGGCGTCGCTCTTGACCAGCACGCGCGCGCCGTCGAACAGCGACACCGCTTCGCGCAGCACGGCCGCCGGGTAGTCGCGGCCGTTTTTCGAGGCGCCGGCGTCGATCGCCCGCACCTGCCAGCGCCGGCCGGTCGCGTCGGCGGCCTCGCGCACCGCGGTCGGCTGGTAGTCGGTGACGACCTCGACCGGGTCGGCCCACGTGACGGCGTTGTCGGGGCCGAGGCCGTACGGGTAGGCGAGCAGGCGGCCGTCGCGGCGCACGATCGCGCGATCGGGGTAGAGCGCGCACAGATCGACCCAGCCGCCGTTGCCGAGGTGGCTCCCGAGCGACGCCTGCACCAGCAGCATCAGGTCGCGCAGCTCGCTGGTCTGCGCCTCGCGCAGTTGCGCGCCGCGCAAGCCGCTTGCGGGGATCGCGGCGGCGGGCATCAGGTCTGCACCGTGATCTTCTCGCCCGCCACGGTCACCACGACCAGGCGATCGGGATAGCGCCGCCAGGCGAACAGCTCGCCGGGCTCGATGCCGGCCGCGGCGGCGACCCGCACGCGCTCCGGATCGCCCTCGGCCAGCGCCACCTGCGCGGCGACCTCCTCGTCGGTCTCGCCGGTCAGCGCGGCGACCGCGGCGTAGGCGGCGGCGGTGTCGGTGTCCGGGGGCGGCGGCGCGCTCGACTCGGCAGCCACGGAGCTGTCGCTGGTCGGCGTGTCGGCGGCCTGCGCGCTGCCGGCGACGGCGAGCGCGAGGGCCAGGGCGAGCGCGGCGGGGGGGGCGGTGGTATTCGGGTGGGTCGGCGGACGGGGCATCTGGCGGCTCTCGGTACGGACACGCGCCGCAGCTTCGCGGACGCGGCCAGGCGCAGCGACTGAAGGACTTCATTCCCTGCGCGGGGCATTGGAGCCGGAGGCTCCGCGCCCGGCGAGGCCGTTAACCCTAAACGCGTCGCAACGCGTCCAGATCAACGGAGCGAGGCGATCGGCCGCGGCGGCGACTCGGGCGCAGCCGCGGGGACGAGCGCCGCGCTACGGCGATTTCTCGGCCGACTTCTTCATCTCGGCTTCGATCGCGCGTTTCATCGGGTTGCGGGCCAGTTCCTGTTCGGTGAACGGCCGCCGGCCGGAGTCGGCGGTCTCCCACTCCTCGATCCACGGCAGCATCACGCAGCCGCAGTTGATCGTCTCCCGCGCCGGTGCGGCCGGGTCGTGCGGGTGCTGCATCTGGTGGCCGCCGACCGAGAACGGCTTGCCGACCTCGCGCACCTGACCGTCGGCGAGGTCGTGGCTCAGGCGCGAGTGCACCTTCCCTGAGCGCCGCCACTGCTTGCGCAGTTCAGGGATCTCGCTCGCCGCCTCGTCCAGCGCCGATTTCGAGGCGCTGCTGTACAGCCGCCCCAGCTCGGTGCGGGTGATGGTGATCGCCCGCATCCGCGCCTGCCCACCAAGCGCGGCCTCGACCGCGGCGACGGTGTCGCCGATCGACTGCACGCCGAGGCTCGCCAGGCTCAGCTCGCGGCGGATCGTCTGCGCGGCCTCGCGCGCGACGTCCTTGAGCCGGTCCGTCATGAAGGCGCTGATCGCGCCGAGCTGCCGCACGTCGAGCAGCGCCGAGATGCCGGTGACGGCGTAACCACCGACGCCGAGCGGCGCCAGCACCAGGTCGGCGCCGGCCGACCAGACGCGATCGCCGGCCGCATCGAGGGCGGCCCCGGCCTGCGCGCCGAACGCATCGAGCATGCGGTCGATCTCGGCCTGCAGCTCGCTCAGCCGCCAGCGCGCGTAGTCGCTCGGCTGCCCGGCGAGCTTGCGCGCGACCTCGTCGCGGGCCGTGTCGAGCAGCGCGCGCACATCCTCCATCGCGCTGCCGATCAGATCGGTGCGCGCGGCAACCTGGATGCGGCGCTCGGCGCGGTAGGCGGCGGCGCGGGAGGTCACGTCGCCGCCGAATCCGCCGCCGGCTCCGGCGGCGTCCGGAACACGTCCGCCTCGGCGCGCTGCTCGCCTTCGAGCCGCGCCGCGGCGAGCAGCTCGGCGGGATCGCAGCTCGTGCCCAGGCGCGAGGCCACGTCCTCGACCGCCTGCAGCGCGCGCTCGGCGGTCCACAGTCCGCGATCGAGCAGGAGCGCGGCGGCGGCTGCGACCTGCGGCAGCGCGGTGGCCCAGCGCGTGGTGTCTCGCGCCGACAACTCCGGGAACACGGCGCTTACGCCGAAATCCGCATCCTCGCTGACCACGCCGAGCACGCCGCGGCGGGCGCGCACGACGTAGGTGCCGATCTGTTCGAGCGACGCTTTCCACAGCCGCTGGCGCTGACTCAAAATTTTGAAGGTCGGCTCACCCATCTCGCCGGCGGTCGCGCGGTTCACGTCGCCGCCACCGCCGAACCAGTGCTCGGGCACCGTCGCACCACCGAGCAGGTGGTTGCGGAACACGCGGCCGGAAGTTTCGGTGTCTGCCGCCTTCAGGTCTGGCGTGACCGCCGCCCAGGTTTCGCTTTCGTTGTGCACCCGCACCGAGCCGGGCTTCGGCGCGGTGATCGTCGCGGCGCGCGCCTTGATTTGATCGTCGGTCAGCCCCGACAGGGTGACGTCCCAGGTGAACGCGCGCAGGAAGTCCGTGCGGTCCAGCTCGCCAAATAAGAATCGCTCGTAGCCGTCGAGCCAGTCCGAGCCGGCGAGCAGATCGGAGCGACCGCGTTTGCCGGAGCTCAACCGCCGGATCGCCAGGTAGAAGGCGTCGCCATCGGTGAACCCGGCACGGATCGCCTGCGCCTGCGCGCCGAACATCGATTCCGGGCCGTTGTAGAGGATGCGCAGCTTCCGGTAGCGCCCCTTGTCGTCGCGCACCGTGACGATGCCGATCGGCGTCGCCGGATCGTCCGGGTCGGTGACGATCACGCTGATCAGCGATGGGTCGAGGGTGGTGATGCGCACCGCGCCGTTGTGCCCGACGTACACCGGGTAGACCTGCTCGCCGAACAGGGCCAACTCTCGGATCATCGACTCCAGGCGCAGGTCCATCCGGTTCAGCGGGTGGCGCCAGAAGGCGTCGAGCGCCGCCTGATCCTCGGGCTCCGGCGCGGTCAGCCGCACGCCCTCGCCGAGCAGGTAGGCGACCGGCAGCTCGATCAGCCGGTCGGCGACGAGGTTGCTCTCCCACAGGTACGCGGCCAGCTCGACCATGCGCGCCTGCGTCAGCGGCAGCAGGTCGCGGCGGGTGTCCTGCGTGATGCGGCGCCAGAGGTGCTCGTCGTCGTCGATCGTGACGCCGGCGGCCTCGCGGATCGGCTGATCGCTCATCGGGCGCTCAGTCCGGCAGTTCGCCGGTGCGCATCTGCCGCACCAGTTCGATTCCGCGGCTCTTCACCTGCCGGTACCACTGCGAGTTCTGCATCTCGCCCGCGGCGCGGGCGTAGTCGCCGAGCACCAGCGCCGCCAGGAATTTGCGGAATTTCGAGAGCCGCGGCCAGCCGAGGTTGAACAGCATGTTCGCGACCACGGCCTGCCGGCCGATGTCGAGCGCCTCGAACTCGCCGACGTGCTCCAGGCAGGCGCCGATCGCGATCTCCACGTCGCGCATCAGGAATGCCTCGGCGACCGCCCGGGTGATGCCGCGCTCGCCGATTGGGTAGCCCCAGCCGATCAGCCAGTCGCCGAGCGCGTCCTCGTAGAGCGTCAGCGTCGGGCGGGTCTCGGGCAGCGGCGCCGTCGGGTGGTCGAGCCGGTACAGCAGTTCGGCCTCGACGCGGCTGATCCCGCAGTCCTGCAGGTTGCGGCCGTAGCCGATCGTCAGGACGCCGACGCTGTCGCGGTACAGGTCGAGGCGCAGACCCTCGTGGACGCGCAGCTGCGCGGCGACGATCTCGGGCAGGGTGCTCGGCATTTTCGTGGCCTCTCAGGCGCGGCGGCGCAGCGGCAGGCGGGGGAGGCTCGTGCGCAGGGCGTCGGGCAGGTAGGTGTCGCGGTGGGCGGCGGGGTCGGTGTCGATCGTCTCGCCGGCGGCGGGCACCCCCGCGGCGCGGATCGCGGCGCTGCACATCAGGCCGGCGACGGCGCTGTCGCCGTGC